TTTAATGAACTCCCCCCTTGACCGCCCGTTCCGCAAAGTCACCATGAACTTCTTCACCGCCGATATCGACTACCTCATTCGCACCTACGGCACCGGATGGACCGGGGTTATTCGCGACCTCGTCGCCGCGCATGTGAGGGAGAAGCAGGCAGGGCGGAGGGTTTACAACTTACAGGAGATAGATGATGGGCAAAGTTAAAGAGCTTTGGCAAGAGCAGCAAGAGAAAGAATTTCGTAAGCGCGTTGATGCCTACGTTATACAAGGCATTGACCCAGATGAAGCAATGAACATAGTCGCCGATGAAATGTCCCAAGAGGCGGAGCGTGACTATGGCCCAGAATGAACTCGACCTCCTCATGGACCTCGACCCCCTCAATCTCTCCGCCGCCGACCTCGACGCCATAATCTCCTACCACCGCGCCGCCCGCGCCAAACGCGCCGAGGGCTCCGGCCGCGCTGTTCGCGAATCCGGCCCCAAGGTCAACCTCGACGCGGTGTTGAAGAACATCGGAGTGGGGGTTAAGGCGCCGGGGGCACGGTTGAAGAGGAGAGTTTAGTGCCAATTCAAATTATGAACATCCACACACAAGCACAATCTCCCTTTCTCCCCGGCACAGCCATCCAATTCGCATGGGACTCAACCTCCCTTGGCCTCTTAAAGACCTGTCCGCGCCTCTACCAATACACCATGATCGAAGGCTGGGGCGCCGAAGGCGAATCCATCCACCTGAGGTTTGGCATTGAATATCATCAAGCGTTGCAGGATTACGACCTCTCTCGTGCCGCTGGAATCCCACATGATGACAGTGTTCACGACACCCTCCGAGCCCTACTCGAACGCACTTGGGACGCCGAAACCGGAACACCGTGGACCGTTGATCCCGATACCAAAGCAGGAAGGTATAAGAATCGACATTCCTTGGTACGGACGGTATTAGATTATCTCGACCACTTCCGCGACGATCCGGCGCAAACCTACATCATGAAGAACGGCAAGCCTGCGGTGGAGTTGAGCTTTAGGTTTGAGCTTGAATGGGGGCCGCGGCAAGAGCCCATCGTAATCGACGATGACCCCGCCTGCCGTGTTTTAACTCCTGCACCGGCCCAACCCTACCTCCTCTGCGGTCATCTCGATCGCGTCGTCTCCTTCTCCGACGACCTCTACGTCATGGACCGCAAGACCACCACCTCCACCGTCTCCCCCCATTGGTTCTCCCAATGGAATCCCTCCAACCAAATGACCCTCTACACCCTTGCCTCTCAGGTGATTTTGGAAAGCCCAATCAAAGGAGTAATCATTGACGCCGCCCAAATTCTGGCTGATTCTAACCGCTTTGTTCGCGGCTTCACTTATCGTACTCCCGACGCATTGCATGAGTGGATGGAAGGCCTCCACCATTGGCTGCGCTTGGCAGAGACTTATGCTACCGAAGGCTCATGGCCAATGAATGATACGGCGTGTGATAAGTTTGGGGGGTGTAGATTCAGGGAGGTGTGTTCGAAGAGCCCGCAGGTACGGGAGCAGTTCCTCAAATCCGATTTCGTCAAACTGCCGGAGAGTGAGAGATGGAATCCACTGAAGCCCCGATAGAACGAACTAAGCTACGTCAAGTTTATGTTGTCTACACTGATGTTGAAGAGGTAAAAAACCAGAAGGACGAAATCTGGTGGATACACTTTAGAGGCAGCCGCGAATCTATAGCGTTTCCTGTTCCTGCCTTTATCCAAGGCGACAAGGTCAAGATCACATTTGAAAAGGTAACAGATGCCAACGCTATCCAACCACCAGTCGAATGAATACACGAAGTTATTGATCGAAGGCGACAGTGGCAGCGGCAAGACCGGCGCGCTCACGTCCCTCGTCAAGGTAGGCTTCAAGCTCCGCATCCTCGACTTCGATAACGGCCTTGAGACCTTGAAGCAATTCGTCCTAAAGGAGTGTCCAGAGAATGTCGACAACGTCGAGTTCGTCACGCTACGCGACAAAAGGAAAGCGGGGCCAGAAGGGCCGATCGTCACGAAAGCCGACGCCTTCATCCGTGGGATCAAGCTCCTCGACCGGTGGAAATATGCAACGGACGGAGGTGAGTGTGATCTTGGCATTCCAGCGGAATGGGGTTCCGATTGTATACTCGTTGTTGATTCCCTTACATTTATGTCGGACGCTGCCTTCGACTTCAGAGAGCCGCTTGCTCCGCGCAGCCGTGATGGAAAGTTTGACATGCGTGCTGTCTACAAGGATGCGCAAGATGCGATTGAAGGCGTACTCGCGTTGCTCACTTCCGAATCCTTCCGCACCAACGTCATCGTAATCTCCCACATCCGCTACGTTGACAACCATGACGGGACGCGCAAAGGCTACCCCACCGCCGTCGGCTCGGCCCTATCCCCCGTCATCCCTCGCTACTTCAACACCGTGGCACTTTGCCAAACAACCGCAGGAGGCAAACGCACAATCCAAACCGCAAGCACTGCAATGATTGATCTCAAGAACCCCAAGCCGTTCTCCGTGGCCCCATCGTATCCGATCGAAACGGGCCTCGCGACATTCTTCGGAGAACTGCGCGGGGGAACGACTGAAGCACCAAAACCCAAACTCGCAACCACAAGGAAAGTATAGCATGGCAACACCATCCTTCGCCCCTATCCTCGACCGCGCGCCGACCGAGATCGAGAAGCCCAAACCTATCACAGTCGGCTCTTACGTCACCATCATCCAAGGCCAAGCGCGCTACGACAAGTCTCAAAAGAAGCAGACTGAGTTTGTGGAATTCACCCACAAGTTCATCTCCGCTGGCGAGGATGTCGACGCCGATGCGCTAAAAGATTCCCTCTCGGCGCCGGACGGCAGCGTCCGCAATCTTGCTGACATCACCATGAAAAACACTTTCTACCTCACTGAGAATTCAGTGTGGCGGCTGAAGGAATTTCTCACTCACTGTGGCTTTGACACGGATGATGACTCCGTGACCCTGCGACAGATGATCGAAGACTGCCCAGGCAAAACCGTCGGCGTCTACATTGGGCATGAGGCTTCCCAAGACGGCACCTCGATCTTCGCCCGAATCAACAAAACCTTCGCGGTGGAGTAAGCGAAGATGGCCCCAGAGTCGAAGGTTGAGCGTGGCTCTGGGGCCGATCGCCTTAAAGCAATTCAAGATTATTACAAATGGCTAGATGGAGAAGACATGACTGATCGCGACCCCCTTCTACAAGAACGTGAGAAGACGCATGGATCATTTCCAGTAACTGCTCAAGCTGCACAAGAATTAAAGAATGTCCTTCATAGATGGAATACCCAAGATGTAAAAGCAGTTCATATGGAAGCGCTGGAAATGATTTGTCTAAAAATGGCGCGAGCACTTCAGAATCCTAATGTGAAAGACCACTGGGACGACATCGCCGGATATGCCAAGCTGGGAGCAGAAGCATGCGAATAACACTTTGCGGTAGCGCTAGATTCGAAAGGCAATTCCACGACTGGAATGAACGCCTTACAATAGCAGGCCACACCTGCTACGATCTTGCTGTGCATCCCTCGTTCAAAGAAGGGAACAAAGATTGGTACGACGAACCAACCAAGATGATGCTTGATCTCGTTCATCTTGATAAGATCGCCAATTCAGATGCGATTGTGGTCCTCAATGTGGAAGACTACATTGGCTTTTCTACTAAGCGCGAAATCATCTGGGCAAGGATGCAAGGTAAGAAGGTGATTTGGCTTGAGATACCTCGAACAAACTCAAGGCATGGTGATATGAATGTAATGCAAATCATGCAAGATCATTCTATTCGATGAAGCCCATCCTCCTCCTCGGTGAAGCCTACGGCGCCAACGAGGCCAAGCTCAAGGCCGGATTCGTCGGCGCCAGCGGCATCGAACTCCTTCGCATGTTGGCCGAAGCGGGGATCATTGATCTTTCGTCTGAGGACACCGCCTTCATCTCCAAGTTCTACACCACCGGCGACCCCGCCTGCATCGACGCTGTCTGGCGCCTTCACCCCGAAGTCCACCGCACCAACGTCTTCAACCTCCACCCCCACGCCAACGACATCGGCGCCTTGTGTGGTGGGAAGGCGGAGGGGATTACAGGCTACCCGCCGCTGGC